CATGATCTCCTGATTGATCTAGCCGTTACAGCCCTCCTGATCTGGCTATTCAGTGGCTCTACTACGGGTATCGTAACAGGAGCATTCACAGGCGGTTTATTGTCCCTTGTTTTATTTCTAATCAAAAAGATTATATGAGTAAAAAAACAGTATTAAGTGAAGTTCGTATTAAGATTGTCATTGATATGGATAAAGAGAAATTCCTCTCAATGACACCCTATAATCAAATGCATGTTTTAGCAGATTACATTTATGAATCCGCTGAAGCTGAAGAACTGGATTTCGAATTCGTAAATGAATCTCAAGAAGTTCCATTTTAAAAAAAAGCCAATATGAGTAAAATTTCACGTATCCATGAAGAATACTACGATCCTGATCGGTATTTTACGGATAATGAGGAATCTGAAGAAGTTAAAGATGAAATTATACATTCTATTAAGCAACTAGAAGAAGCAATCGAATGTGGTGAAGGTAGGATTAAAAGATCCATTTATAAATATACTAATTGTGGTGCTTGGGTTGATCACGAACAACATGGTTGTATTCGTTTAGGTTCAATCGTTGAAGGAGTAGATGAATGCACAGATGTCCATCAATTAGAATTCGGCAATTTCACTATAAATGATTTTTGGTCTGCAATAAAAGAAATTGAAAATCAAGCAAATGAGATTTGGAATCGCACTCACGGTTGTGAAGATTGTTATCCAGAGTATAAAAATGATTTTGAAAAAGAGGGAATTAACCCTATTAATCCCGAATGCAAATCATGTGAAGGAGCAGGGATTATTATCTAATCTCTAAATACTATGGGCAGTCAGATAAACTGCTGGCTAATGGATTGTATTTGAAAAACCTCCGTCCATCCTAGTAGGAGACTGCCCCCTATTCCATAAACGCTATATAAATGTCTTACGACACATGGAAACTTGCTAATCCAGAAGAGTTTTACAACTTGCCTGACGGTCCTTTAGATATCGTCAACTGCAAACAATGCAGTGATCCCATTGATATTTGGGATAAAGACGAATTTGACGATTATCAAGCAAGAGGATTTATTATCTGCGACTACTGCCACGAAATTAACGCTGAAGCTGAAAGTTGCTCTTGACATTGTAAACCCTATTGGAAATACTAGGCTTTTTAAGTTACGTTAATTAACTAAACAGCCATGAACCTCAAGCAAGCTTATGAATTTTATCAAGGTGTGCGGCTGAGTGAAGTCGCAAGAGATCTGGATGTATCTGAGGCGTTCGTCAGTCAGGTGCTTTCAGGAAAAAGAAACTCTGCCCAAGTGACCACAGAGTTACGGCAGAGAATTGAGAATCGAATCAACGAACTCAAATCAAATTTATGCTCGCAATCATGATGAAACGTGCGGAATGGCACGTACAGAAGCTTCTTCGCTTCAGTTTAACCAGAGACATGCTTTGTAGAAACAGAGAAGAAGCCCATGATGGCTTCCGCTTCTGGTTCGATCTTTCTCATGGCTCAAGCATCATCGTTCATATTAAACCCAAGAATGAGATTCATTTTTGGTTCAACGGAAGATTCCTGGCAATCCTGCCAATCAAAGACATCTCAGGTGTTGATTATTATGACCAGCAAAAACTCAAAGCCCTCTTCTGCTGAACCCATGTCCGAAGCAACGGGAAAGCGTTTGGCAAAAGCCTTTGAAGAACTACAGAAACTATGGTTAGGCGGCCCTCTCCCCCCCTCTCAGGTGAGGGAGGATCGGGCCAAACAATTTATAGATGAGATAAATGACAAATAATTTTGCAGTAGACGATCAGCAGGCACGTCTTCAGGGCATAGGTGGCTCTGAAGCGAGTGCAGTAATGGGAGATAATCCCTATCTGAGTGCTTATGAACTAGCCCGAATTAAGATGGGTTTGGATGAACCAGAGGTGGTTGATAATGATTTTGTGCGCTGGGGCAATGATATGGAGTTGTTCTATCGCAGAAAACACCGAATCAGGAAACCAGGAAGGACCTACTTTTACAAAGATGCCAACTATCTGTACTGCCATTTAGATGGACTGAATGCAAAGAAGGGAATCATTTATGAGATCAAAGCACCTACGTTTCAGAGTGCGAAGTACATCGTTGATGATTGGAGGGATCTTCCAAAGCACTACCTATGGCAATGCGTTCACAACGGATTAGTTTGGAACAATGCAACAAATAAAATCGATCCTCTGAAAACAGTTGAACTGATCATTGTTATTGCTCCAAAGCCGTTGGTTTATGAAATCCCATTTTATGATTTAGTTCAGGAAATGGGAGTCCAGTATTTTGATCGTGTCAACGCATTCTGGATGGATTGTGTTTACGATAAATTACCTCCTCCTGAGACGAAACGGGATATGAAGCTGGCATATCCTAGTGTCAATCAAGCCGAGTACCCAGAAGCCAGTTTTGAAGACGTTACCAACGTCAAAATCCTCCATGATCTGAAAGGGAAGAAGAAGACTTTGGAAGGCTCGATTGAGCTTTACTCGAATCTTGTCCGAGGGTCGATCAAGAACTTCAATGGTCTTAGTTTAGATGGCGACATTATTGCCTCAAACAAAGACACAAAGAGTGGGAATCGCCTACTCAAAACCTACGAAATTAAGGAAACCGCTGATGAGTTCTGAACGTGCAATTACCGAAAGTAATGTTGTTGCTCTTCACTCTCCGATGGATCTGCCCAATGAGGCGTTTAAATCGGGTTTACAGCAACGAGAAACCAACCGCCAATCCCTTCTACTCTGGGTTAAAGATAACTTAGTGGAGGATGTTGATTACGGCATTATCCGAAATAAGAAATCACTCTGGAAACCAGGTGCAGAGAAAATCTGCGGAATGCTTGGAATTCAGCGTGAGTATCCCAACATGGAACGATACCAGGATGCCGCTTCCGAAGGTAAGGATTTGGAAAACATTATCATCAAGTGCGTTTTAATGAACGCACAAGGCATTCATGTATCCGAAGGACTTGGGGGTCGCACCATACGGCAGGATGCTGGAGATCTCAACAAAGCACTCAAGATGGCCGCCAAGTCGAGTTTCATCGATGCCACTCTGAATCTTGTGGGCTTAAGTGAGATTTTTACTTTGGATTTGGAGGATATGTTTCCAGATGAAATCCAAAAGAATGGAGATGACAAAGCTGAGGCCCCCTCGGATCCCCCTGAAACAAAAGCAGAGAAGAAGTCTGCTCCAAAGAAAGTTCCAATGGAGTTCGATCCGACTCCAGAGGAGAGGCTGAAAGCCTATATTGGAAGCATCAATGATGAGGAGTTTGCGAATCAGGCTCGCAGGATGACCCAGGAGATCAGTGATCTCAAGGCACTGAAGAAGCTATGGATGGAATTCCGTGATGCCCGTGACAAAGGGGATATCACCGAATCTGAATTTAAGCAGATCGATACGATTAAGGATCTGATGAAAGAAATCCTGAAATGATTAACAAAACAGATCTTTTAGAATTAACCGAAAGTCTGCTTACCCAAACCTGTTTCAATAATTGGGAGATAACAGACATTAAATACGAAGAAATTGAAAACCCTGTTGGCAAAGATATCCGCACAATGGAATTCAAAGTCCAAGTTTGGCGATTAGCTGAAGAAAAAACAGAATAACATCCACATGCAGAAGTCCAAATCTGGGGTCTCTTTTGTTTCCTCATCCCCATACCTGGATAACGGTTCAGTGATTTTTTTGTACGTTTTCCATCACACAGGTTTGCTTATCGCCTGAAGAACTGTGGCTTCTGCATTTCCTCACAGATATCGATTAACTTTAACCGAGGAACAGGTGTTTGCACTGGATGATTTGTTAGACAAATACTTGAACGAAAAAGCCGATGAAGACCCGAAGTGGTTTCATGGGATGGACATGCAAAGCCTTAGTGTTTCCCATGACAAATTGATGGCACTGATTCAACGGAGAATTGACCGAGGTGAAATCTAAACTTAAAGCGATTTTGAAGATGGAATTGAGCGATAGACAACGCCGAATTCTGATTGCTGAAGACGTTCTAGGAATCTACGGAGTTGAGCGTATATCTGCGGTTACGGGGATTTCGATGAACCATGTTTATGCTGAATTGAAGGTCATGAAAGAGTCCCAGGTACGTAGTACGTACTTGGTACTAACTGAGCATGATATATTAACCAAAGATCTTGATGTTGATAGTAATGAAACAATAACCAACATGAATGCCGATGGAGATAGAATACCTCCATCTAGTGTTAATACCAATGTAGATGTATATAGTAATGATTATATAGATATATATACCCAGTATCCGAAGAAGACCGATAAGAGACGAGGAGAGAAAGTCTTCAAGAGTCTGATCAAGAACGGATACTCAAAATCATTCCTCCTTCAGTGTGTTCAGAACTATCTCGACAGCGGTGGGAACAACCGAGTCCGAGATAGAGATCCGAATTACATCAAATCACTAGCAGTCTTTCTGGGTCCAGATCGGCACTTTCTGGAATATTCAGAATCCTCAGAGCCTTCACAGCCTCCTCCAGAGCCTTACATCGATGAGGACAACTCCATTTCCAATCTTCTGGTATGACCGAGCAGAAGTACATGAATCCCAAAACGGGTTCTGTGGATTCTTTTGAAGGCTGGTACTACCGAAACGACAAGGACGAACTCGTCAATGCCGTTCTTTTGGAAGAGGTCGTTCCCGTCTACTGGAATTCACACACCAACTGTTGGGTGGAAGAGGAAACCCATTTCCGCACTGAAGAAGCACGACCATGATAAGGCCACAAGAATTTAGATCTAGAAGAAAAAAATTAGGACTATCAATGAAAGCTTTTAGCCAATTGATTGGGAAAAATTCTACGCAAATT